CCACCACCAACACCATCACCAACACCACCACCACCACCAAACACCAACACCAGTTCCGTTTGCCTCGGAGCAGGTCGAGATGCTCCGAGGGCACACACGTTACGTTAATCTTGAGTCAGTCGACAATTACCATGCGATTGCACGACCATTCATTGAACCCGTTAAGGGGGTTAAGATGAGGTTTCCAAGGACGTTGGATAACACTCAAAAACTGGCGAGACAATGTGGTCCTTTGATAAGGAACATGCACCCAGTTGTCCCCGATAACGGGTATCATAATTTCGTTGCCGCTTTCAATAAGCGTTGTAATTATTCTACGGATAAGCGTTGGACTCCACGTATGATATCAGCAGCCGCTTGTTTGCAACAACAAGTTCTGCCGGACAATTTACCAGTCATACATTGGTCGAAAACGCTTTTCGACGAATGGTTACTTGCTTTTGGAATTGAGAAACGAGACAGGATGGTAGCAGCTATGGAAAAGTTAGATTTTTCAACTGTTGAAGATTATCGCAATAAAGACCTCTTTACTAAAGTAGAGGCTCTTATGGTTCACAACAAACCTAATTGGGCACCAAGGGTTATTTACAAGTCTTCTGACTTGCATAATGCATTGGCAGGACCCATCATCAATCAGTTGATGAAGAGGTTTGACGAAGCTTTAAATCGCACTAGTGGCGATTGTAAAATCCGCACTTCGTACCGTAAGATTCCCACTCAGTACACACCACAGCTTGAGCGGGAACATGAGGATGATTATTGGTTGGAAGCTGATTTTTCGGCGAATGACAAAACACAGACTAAGGACGTGAGCATTGTGGTTGGCTCTTTCCAGAGGGCTTTAGGAGCTCCCGAGTGGCTAGTTCGTCTTGACATGCTTTCTAATGAGTATAAGGTCAAGTCTAGTCATCATGGAGTTTCGTTTAAAGCTAAGAATAGCATGCCCACTGGGTTTGCTATGACAACTTTCCGGAATTGCATACTAAATGCTTGTATCCTTAAGGCTTATGTTTTGCAGGTCAAACCAATTGATTCAGTTACCGTGATCATGGGCGACGACATGATAAGTAAATTTAGAGGGCGAGTGCCTTATGCCACAAAAATCTATACTTCTATGGCGGCCGAGGCCAACATGGAGGCGAAGACTTTTCGGCACGCACAACTTTATCAGGCATCATTTCTTTCAAAGAGCTTCGTGCCCAGCCACCTTGGCATGCACTTCACTGTGCCCCTTTTGGGAAAAGCCTTGGGTAGGTTTAACATGCGAGCTAATAATAATGAAGCGGTGTCTGACGCCCAATACATGGCTTACAAGTCAGTAGGTTACGCTTATGAGTTTAGATATCTACCTTTAATTAGGGACATGTTTTTGACTCGTTTTAGACATGAGTTTGCCAAAGCAGGTACTGCTAAGGATCCAGGAGCCCTTTTGGACATTTCTTGGAACGCCAAAGCAGCCGGGGTGACACTTAGCAACATTAAGAAGAAGATTGTTGTTTCTCAAGTGCTCACCGACTTTGATTTCACCTGTTTCTGCTTGGAGCGTTATGGACTTTTGGGTCTTGACGTTGCTGAAGCTTTTGCAGATTTAGTTTTAAACGATGTGAAGATTGATATGGACAGTGTCGTGTATGAAAGGCTAGTCAGTGTAGACTGCTAGTTTGGCTAGTTTCCGGACTCGTTCGGGGCAACCGCGTGCACGCACCGTAATCCCAAATTAGGTTTTATTACCAACTTGTGTTTCAAACTGTAGAGTTTTCACAAAAAAAAAAA